ATTTTGTATGATAGAAAGATTTAAAAATATATTTTATGGATTAGATCGTGCACATGGTGTCACTTTAGTTGGTGAATCAAATGGTGACGGCAACAAGATTAAAGGTAAATCATTTGTAAAACGAGAACCAGTTACAGATGAGTTGTGGCAAAAGCATTTAGATGGTGCTGACAGTTTAGGTATTATACCAATCAATGATGACAACAAATGTAAGTGGGGATGTATAGACATTGACTCATACGCAGAGTTTGATCACAAACAATTAATAAATAAAATTAAACAATTTCAATTACCATTAGTAGTATGTAGATCAAAGTCTGGTGGTGCTCATGTATTTTTATTTACAGAAGATTACGTATCAGCAGGTTTGATGCAAGATAAATTAAATGAAATTAGATCTGTATTGGGTTATGGTGGATCAGAGGTATTTCCAAAACAAAGAGAATTAAAATCTAAAGATGATACAGGAAACTTTTTAAATTTACCATACTTTAATTGTGGTCAAACAACAAGATACGCCTTTATGGAGAATGGCGAAGCTGCTAGTATAGATGCTTTTTTTGAATTATACGAAAGACATAAACAACAAGACATCAGCACAATAAAAATTAAAAGACCAGAGACACCATATTCTGATGGGCCACCATGTATAGAACTTATGGCGCAAAATAAAATTGGTGAAGGTGGTAGAAACAATGCACTATTTCATTATGGTGTATATGCAAAATCTAAATGGCCAGACAATTGGAAAACAAAAGTTATGATCTTTAATGAATCAGCTATGGAACAACCATTATCAGATACAGAAGTACAAATAATTATAAAACAACATGATAAAAAAGAGTGGGGTTACAAATGCAATGATCAACCTATGTGTAGTTTGTGTGATAAAAAATTATGTAGATCAAGAAAATTTGGTATAGGTCAAGAGATAATATTTCCAAGTCTAACTGATTTACAAGTAGTTAATTTAGAGGAGCCATACTATTATATGAACGTAGATGGTGACAGATTATATTTAGACTCAGCAAAACATTTAGCTAATCAAACTTTGTTTCAAGAAGAATGTATAAAACAGTTAAGGATAAATCCACCAACATTAAAAACAAGTGACTGGAAAAAAATTACTACTGTATTATTAAGTAGTGCAGAAATTACAGAACCTGCAGAAGGCACAAGTACAAAAGATATATTAAATAATTATCTAGAAGATTATTGTGTAAACAGAATACAAAAAGATGATTACGAAGATTTACGTAACGGAGGTACATATACTAAAGATGGTTTTCATCATTTTGTATTTGATAATTTTTTTAATAATTATTTATCTAGAAAACACTGGAGAGTTCCATATCAAAGAACATCACAAATGTTAAAAGATGATCTAAACTGCACGACTAAACGTGTAGGTAAAACAAAAATATCTGTATTTGTTGTAGCTAGATTTGATAAAAAAACAGAAACATATAAACCAAAAACATTTAAGAAAGAGAATTACTAATGCGTCACATAATTTATGGTCCTCCAGGTACAGGAAAAACACATACTTTACTGGGACACATAGAAAAATTTTTAGCTAATACACCACCAGATAAGATTGGTTATTTTACATTTAGCAAGAACGCTGCACAAGAAGGTAAACAAAGAGCAGTAGATAAATTTAAACTATCTTATAATGACGTACCATACTTTCAAACACTACATGCATTTTGTTTTAATCAACTTGGTATAAACAAAAATCAAGTAATGCAACCAAAACACTACAAAGAATTATCAGAGAAGATGCAAATAGAATTAGAGGGTGCAAAACAAGATGAAGACTACGAAGGTATATTTTATTCTCCAGATCCATACATACAATTAATAAACTTAGCACGATCAAAAGAAATGGACCCAATAAAATTTTATCATTTAAATAACAATTTAAAAATACAATTAAGTAAATTAGAAATTATAGTTGAAGAATTAGAAAACTATAAAGAACAAAACGGTTTAATTGATTTTCCAGACATGTTAGATAAATTTATAGAAAGTGGTGAAGCACCAACTCTTAGAGTTATGTTTGTAGATGAAGCACAAGATTTAAGTTTGGTGCAATGGAGATTAGTCAAGAAGATAGAAAAGAAAGCACAAGACTCATACATATCAGGTGATGATGACCAGGCTATATATAGATGGAACGGTGCACATGTCAGCACATTTATAAATTTAGAAGGTGAAAGAACTGTGTTAGATCAATCACAAAGGGTACCACAAGCACCTTTTGAATTAGCAAACAAGATAATAAAAAAAGTACATAACAGAGTAGAAAAAGAATGGTTGCCAAAAGACCAAGAAGGATCTGTTAAATATTGTGGTGATCTTCATGAAGTAGATTTTTCAAAAGGTAGATGGTTAGTGTTAGCACAAGCAAATTATATGTTAGCAGGTGTGGGAAATATATTAGATGAAAAAGAATTATATTGGCAAAGAAGAAATGCAATACCTAGAGTAAAAAATATTTATGAAATTATATTAAAATGGAATGATTTACGAAAAGGTATACCTTTACATTACAATGATGTTAAGAAGATCGTTGCAAAGATGACCACAGATAACTGGGATTTAAAGTTATTTAAAACAATAATCAAAGATGGTTTTTATGACATTGATACATTGAAAGAAAAGTATGGACTTAAAACAGAAGCTGAATGGGATGTAGCATTAAATGAAGTAGGTGATGAAGATATAAAGAAAATAAAAAAATTAATTAAGTCAGGAGAGGACTTAGATAAAAATCCTAGAATTAGTATATCAACAATACATGGCGTTAAAGGTAATGAACGAGAAAATGTAGTTGTAATAACAGACTTGGCTGGTGCAGCATTTATTGATTATGAAAAAGATTCAGATGATACACACAGATTATTTTATGTTGCCTGCACAAGAACAGAAAAAAACTTATATATAATAGAACCACAAACTAAAAAGGCATACAATCTATGACAAGCAAAGATATATTTGAGGATGCTTTTCCTCAAGATAAACAAATCGGAGGATCTCACTACAAAGATTTTCATATTCAACCCTACGAATTTATTTCAAAGAATGATCTATCATTTTTTCAAGGCAACGTTGTGAAATATGTTTGTAGATATTTGCACAAAAATGGTATAGAAGATTTAGAGAAGATCAAACACTACTGTGATCTAGAAATTAAGAAGATGAAAGATACTAAAAAATGAAACCTGTTTTTAAACCTCAAACAGAGTGGCTACCACCTGAATCTTTTCCAGACTTGTCAAAGTATGATGAGATTGCAATTGATTTAGAAACCAAAGACCCAGATTTAAAATCTATGGGTTCAGGTTCAGTTATTGGTAATGGTGCAGTGGTTGGAATAGCTGTAGCTGTAGAGGGTTGGTCTGGATATTATCCTATTGCACATGAGGGTGGTGGCAATATGGACATTAGAATGGTTCTAAACTGGTTTACAGATGTATTAAAAACACCTGCAATTAAAATATTTCACAATGCAATGTACGATGTATGTTGGATTAGGTCTATGGGATTAGAAATACAAGGAAAAATAGTAGATACCATGATTGCTGGCTCTCTCGTAGACGAGAATCGCTTTCGATACGATTTAGGTAGTTTGGGTCGTGATTATGTTGGAATCGGCAAAAATGAGGCTGTATTAAAGGAAACCGCAGATCATTGGGGCATAGATGCTAAGTCTGAGATGTATAAATTGCCTGCAATGTATGTTGGTGAATATGCTGAGCAAGATGCTTTACTAACATTGAAGTTGTGGCAAGAAATGAAAAAACAAATTGAACATGAAGATGTACAATCTATCTTCGATCTTGAGACCGAACTGTTTCCTTGCCTTGTTGATATGCGATTTTTAGGTGTCCGTGTAGACGTCCAAGCAGCCAACCAATTGAAGAAACAATTAGTTGCAGAAGAAGAATCATTATTACTAAAAGTAAAAAAGGAAACAGGAATAGACATTCAAATATGGGCTGCAAGATCAATTGCCAAAGTTTTTGAAAAACTAAACTTACCCTATGACGTAACCGCAAAAACACAAGCACCATCCTTTACTAAAAATTTTTTACAAAACCATCCACATCCGGTGGTTCAACAAATTGCACGTGCAAGAGAAATAAATAAATCTCACACAACTTTTATTGATACCATACTAAAACATTCACATAAAGGTAGAATACATGCAGAGATAAATCAAATCAGATCCGATCAAGGTGGTACAGTAACCGGTAGATTTAGTTACAACAATCCAAACTTACAGCAAATACCAGCACGTAACAAAGAACTTGGACCACGAATCAGAAGTTTATTTATACCAGAAGAGGGACACACTTGGGGTTGCTTTGATTACAGTCAACAAGAGCCACGTCTTGTTACACACTATGCAGCTTTAGATGGTCTGTATGGTGTAGAAGAAGTATTAGATGCATACAATGACGGTGAAGCAGACTTTCATAGAATTGTAGCTGAGATGGCTAACATACCAAGATCACAAGCTAAAACAATTAACCTTGGTTTGTTTTATGGTATGGGTAAAAATAAACTACAAGCAGAGCTGGGTGTATCAAAAGAGAATGCTGAAGATTTATTTAGAACGTACCATGACAAAGTCCCTTTTGTAAAAATGTTAATGGAAAGTGTAATGCGTAGAGCACAGGACCGGGGTAGAGTTAGAACTTTACTTGGTCGAAGATGTAGATTTAATTTATGGGAGCCGAACCAGTTCGGGATACATAAAGCATTGCCTCACGAAGAAGCGCTCACGGAACACGGACCAGGGATCAAAAGAGCATATACATACAAAGCATTAAATAAACTTATACAAGGATCAGCAGCTGATATGACAAAGAAAGCTATGGTTGATTTATATAAAGAAGGTATCGTACCGCATATACAAGTGCATGATGAACTTGATATATCGGTTGATGATAATGCAGATAAAATAAAGCAAATTATGGAGTCTGCAGTTGAATTAGAAGTACCAAACAAAGTGGACTATGAATCTGGACCAAATTGGGGTACAATAAAATGAGGATAAACTATGGCTTACTTAAATGCAAACATACCACCAACCTATGCACAAATAAGAAGGGAGTATCTATATGATCTTAAAAAACATCATGGAGAAGTTGAAGATTGCATTATCTTTGGTCTTAGCGCTCTCACAGGCAGGTCAATATTATTTCATGCTATTATGGAAAACGGTGCAATATTTTATCGCTTACCAATTAGCGCGTTTATTCAACAGGGATTTGATGCATCCAGAGTGCCCGCAAGACGACTTGATGAACTACAGCTCTGGAATTGTTTTTCTTATTATCCT